CGTATTGTTGGGCGTTCTATGCGTCTGTATCATGGTTTATGGCTTTAGTAGACCCCACTAATGCACAAGCGATGTTCATATCAACAATCGTCGGTGCTGGTGCAGCGTTCTTTGGTTTGTATGTTGGCAAACCTGGCGCATCGCTTCCTAAGGGTAAGAGATAATGGCTGATCCGCAACTGTCAGACATTACATCGCGATTGCAAGAAGTTAATGAATCTTCTGAAAATACGCATAATGATAATATCAGTTATCAAAAAATGAATTATGCTTTGCATACTGCAAATGGAAAAATGTTAAATAACATCCATGATACTATGCAAAAGATGTTTGATTTATCTAAATCGGAAGCTGATGAGGCGAGGAGACGCGCTGGTTTTGAACTTGAATTATTGAGAGAATCTGCGAGAAAATCTAAAGATGATAAACCCGATGTGACCAATAATTCGGTCACCGAAAATAGTTCTAGTTGGTTTGATATGCTCGGTAAAGCATTGTTGGTTGGAGTGGCGGCATATGCGCTTGGTGTAGACAAATATATTCGGGCAGTACTTCTTCCGCAAACCTTAAAAATGATTAGCAAAACTTGGTTGTTTAAAAAGTTTTTTTCATCTATAGGAAAGTTGATTGCAGCACCATTTAAAACAGCTACATTTACTAAAGCTTTCGCACCTGTATCTACGGCATGGAAGAATTTCACATCAGGATTCAAAAATGTTGGTAAGACTATGGGTGCTATTAAGACACCTGTAGCCATATCTGAATTTAAAACAGCGTCAGGTAAAATTGGAGCATCAATTGGTAAAGTATTAAAACCAATTTTAGAGTTCTTTAAAACATCTAAAGCTTTTTTCTCTGGAGGTATTAGTAAAGTTGGAAACTTCTTCAAAAGTATTGGTGGATTTTTCAAAAGTATAGGAAAAATCATACCATTCGGTGGAAGGCTCTTGACGCTGCTTAAAGGTGTGCCTGTTTTAGGCCAAGTTATTGCAGTAGTTATGGGCATTTTTGATTTCGTAACAGGATTTATTGACGGATTTAAGAAGAAGGGTGATGATGATGAACGGAGTACCCTAGAAAGAATATGGGACGGAATAAAAGAGGGTGTGATAAAAGCTATTAAGGGTATACTCACGATACCACTAGATTTAATAACAAAGGGTGTTGCTTATCTTCTGGGATTTCTTGGCTTCGATCAAGTACAAGAGAAAATATTAGCTTGGGTTAATGGTGATGGTGGATTCACTGGTATGTTTGATAAGATGATAGCCACTATATCTGAAGCTGTTGATAGTATTATGTCTTGGCTTAAACTTTTGTTTACTGACCCTTTGGGAGCCATTAAAGCACTTGCTGTAGGCTATTTGACCATGTTAACAGATTTTGGTGGTTGGATATATAAGAAAGCTATTAAGCCTATTGTTGATTGGATCGGGACTCTATTTGGTGCGAAAGAAGGTGAAACGTCTAAATCTATAGAAACTTGGGTAGGAGATAAATTAAATAAAATTACTAATTTTGCTGAAGAAATTTACAACAAATATATTGCTCCTATAGTTAAGTGGGTTTCAGATTTGTTTGGTGGCGGAGATGAAAAGGGCGGCGCTGGCGGATTAAAGTGGCCTGATTTAAGTGGTATGATGCCAGACTTACCTACCTGGGATAATATCAAAAGTAAAATTGGCACCCTACTTAATGATATGCTACAGGGTTTGGCTAAAATGACAGACCTCACTTTAATTCCATCGGGCGTCTCTAGGGCATTCGCTGGTATGGGCGTATCTACAGCCGCCGCTCTGGGTGTCGCAGGAGTTCAAAAATATAATCCAAGCGATGATAAAATGGAACTAGTTGATACGGAGACTGGTCGTATAACTACACAAAAAGAGTTAGACGCAAAAACTAAAGCAGCCGCAGACGCGAAAGCAGCAGCAGCCAAGCCAGCTGCCCCAGTAGTTATAAACCAGACTAAAGTCGGTGGAGATACTGCCGTCGGTGGGAGTAGAACTCAAGTCGGCATAACCCCAACAGCAGGCGGGCCCAAAGTGCCGCGCGGCTGATAAAAAAATAGGGGGCACGAAATTGTGCCCCCCATCTCTATTGCATAGAAGATTCTAGTCTTCGTCAGCCAACTTCTCAAAGAATGATAGACTTTCGTCAACATCCTCTTCTTCGGCCGTAGATGCCTTTACAGCTTGCATCATAGGTGCCTCTTCAACAGTGTTATCTACTGCTACTGTAGGTGCAGATACAGAACCACTCAAACCAAGAACACGCACTAAACGTGTCTCTAGTTCAGCATAAGACTTGAACTGATCAGGAGCAATAAACTCTTGAAGAGAATGCTGCTTGTTCCACACAGTTTCGAGTTCATCATCATCTCCACCAAGAAATTCAGTTTGACTAGAAAACTCAGACTTATCATAGTTCCGATAACCCTCTACTTGACGAATCTTCAGTTTGAAATCTGCGCCAGAGTAAAAGTCGAAGGGGTTGATAGGAGTCTCATCTTCAAATGCTGGCTGCATAGCCTCGTTACATTTGTCAAAAATCTTCTTACCAAACTTATACAGGAAGACCTTACCTTCGTTCTCAGGATTACCTGAGTCTTTAACGACATAGATGTTAGAGATATATTGCAGACGACGTTTCTGTTTACGTGCTTTCTCTTTACCTGCATCTGTACCGTTATTCCACAACTTGCTATTGATCTCACCACACGGATCTTTCTGATTATTCAGTGTAGTTAGCGAGTTTTCAATATACCACCCACCTGGGCCTTGAAAACCGTGTGAGAACAACCGAACCCAAGGCAAATCTTCACCATTAGATTCTGGAAGAAAACGAATTACAGCAAAACCATTACCTGCCTTATCGACAGTAGCTTGCCAAAATCGTTCATCTTTGCGGTTGTTGTTAGTTGCTTGTGTATTAAGTTTCTGACTCTCTTGAACCAAGCGATCAATAGAGTTTCGATTTTTGCGTAGTCCGGCGAAAGAATTTGCCATTTGTATATACCTCGTATATTGTGTATGTTGCGTATGTATCTTATCCACTTATTCATAATATAATAATATATTTATAAGGGTAGTTTAGCAGTCTTTGGTAGAAAATTTAACTCTTGTGCCTCACATTCTATCTTAGACTTGATGATCGTGTTGATTAGTTTTGCTGCAGATTCTACCTCCAATTCGTTGTTGTCACAATAGTGTACGATAGCATCCATATAAGATATTTTCTTATCGCACACTAGATTTTCAATTATACTAGAAAATATAGGCCTTGTCAAGATATTTAATGTCAAATTATTCCTCCAACTGTTTCTCTTATAATATCTTTAGAGATAGATTCAAGATAATAAATCTCTAAAGCAGCTACAGGCTCTTCTCTTGCTCTAAACATATGATACTCATTTGGAGCAACACATGTGTAGTCACCTATTGCCAGGTTTGTAACATCTTCTAAATCATAATCATTTTTTCTTACATGAATATCAAGCTCTCCATATAGAACATAGAACATGTTCCATTTAAATTCGTGTTTATGCATAGAACAATATCCGCCAGGATTAATATGAATTCTATGCACTTCGATCATAGGTGTAACTATAAGTGTCGTTGTTTCGCCCCAAATTTTACCTTGCATCATTATATTGTTTCCTTATCAACCATCAAATCTATCATATTCTACTTGCATCTGTTCCCAAGTCTTTCCATTATTGTCTGTAGCATACGTATTTGCGTTCAGCCATAATGATGTTAATGATGATTTTGTAGTTGCATTATGGATTCTTTTAAGCTTCTCAACAATAGAATCCAGATCATCTATGTTAATCATGTTAGCGCCGTCAGACGGTGCATTATCTGGATCTTGATGAACTTCCATAAAGATTGTATCACAATAACCTGTAGCACATGCTGCATATGCGAGTGTTGGCGCAAAGCGACTATCACCTCCAGATGTACTCTCCATAGCGCCAGGAGCTTGCACCGCGTGTGTACAATCCATAACTATAGGACAGCGAAAGGCATGCATAATCTGTAACGATCTCATATCCACCACAAGATTATTGTAACCAAACGTAGTGCCTCTCTCTGTCAACATGATTTCTGTACAGCCGAAGTGTTCAAGCTTTTTGATTATATGTACCATTTCGCCAGGTGAGAGAAATTGGCCCTTCTTTACATTGACTGTTTTATTCGTTCTTGCTGCAGCTTCTAACAGGTCTGTCTGCCTACACAGAAATGCTGGTATTTGTAATATGTCTGCAGTGATCACATCACACTGCCACACTTCATGAACGTCTGTGAGAAGTTCGATGTGCGGGTACTTCTGTTTTATGTCATTAAAGATATAGAACGATTGATCAATACCCAACCCACGAGGAGACTCATGGCTTGTTCTATTCGCTTTATCAAAGCTTGTCTTATATACCCATTTCACATTATGCTTATTCATAATGGCTGATATACTTTCGATCATTTCACACGCATGATCATATGATTCAAGTAAACAAGGCCCTGCTATAAACTTCAAGCCTTCTTCATAATAAAAATCACTCATCTATTTTCTCCATTATCAGTCCCATCTATAAAAGATATGATCCTCAATTTCGATAGTTTTCGTCTTTGTCTTGGCCCACGAGGGCTTCACATAATCAGCGTGATAGAAGGTTGCTCCATCTGTGATATCTAGGAAGGGGATTTCATTATACAGAATCGCCTCTGATAGATTGAGGAATTTCTTGTATAGTTCTTTGTTGCGTGGATTATCACTCTTACCATCACAATACCAGGAGAACTGACACCTGTGTTTAATAGGGTACCGAACTTTGGGGTCTTTCCAACTTGCTCTTGTTGGGCCCTGCTCTACGACTCCGCATATAGTATCAGGAAATCTATTATCATTAACACGATTCAAGACAACTGCAGATACAGCTAACTGACCTGCAATACCCTGATTGCGAGATTCATAATACATATTCTTAGCCAAACATTCAGCATCTCTTTCTAAAATCTCAAGATGCGGCCAAGTTTCTTTAGCGTAACCACCTTGTGTTACGATCAAAGATGTTATAATAGACATTATGGTAATCTTCAGATAACGCTTCATCATGTGTTCTTTATATCATTCAAGTTAACTAATAATAGCATTAATCCTTCTTAATGTCAAGCTAAAAAATCAATTTTGCTATAATCGCGATTAATATACCAAATAAAGTACCAGTAACAAATGATTTGAGCATATCACTATCATGCCATATTGCAGCATAATACTTGAAATATACATCAGATGCTATATGTCCCGTCTTCGGTATAAAATAATTCTTTGACATAGTTTATTCTTCCAATTTAATAAGATTTGAGACTGTGGAATTACTCACTTCCACAAGGTCTCTGTTTTTAAGATGCTCTTCTGCAATGTCATCTTTAGACTGTCCAAAATATGCAACAGCGTTATGTGTGTCGATAAGCAACTGGTTTACCGTAGTTTCTCTATCAGTAGCTCCATCGTACACAACAAACTCACCAAGAATACGGCCGTATTTACCCTTACCATCTTTACGTGTACGAAGAACTTGGCTTGATCCTTTTGGTATATAACTCTTGACAAAATCTTTTGCCATTATACCATAGACCTTTTCTTCTTTATCACTTGTACGCGACTCGGGCGTATCGATACCGTAGAAACGAATCCTTTGCTTCTTCAACCATACACCGAAGCCAAGATCAATATCTACATCAGCCGTATCGCCATCTATTACTTTAACAATTTTGCATGGATATTCAAACATTATTTTCTTCCTTATGTATTGACATAGTTTGTCCCA